GGGTTGATCCCGCAAGACGCAACAATTATCATAGGAAATGTAGATCCTTTGAGGATTGAATTGGACTCAGCATCCCCACAACAATTGTTAATTGAAAAATGACAAAAGGACTTGGTCATGGACTCATTAGAAACAAAGCTTGCCGTGCATGAGGCTGTCTGCTCAGAGCGGTATCAAAGCATAGACCGAACTTTGCGTGACGGCGACAAGCGCATGACCAAGATTGAGTATCTGTTGTACGGTTTGCTTTTGGCCGTGTTGTTTGGCCCCGGTGTAGCGGCTGACTTTGTCAAAAAGTTTTTGGGGCTGTAAATTGACCCGATCACTATCCTCTTCGCCGCCAAAGCCTGCGTTACTGCAATCCGTGAAGGAGCCGAGCTTTATAGGCAATGTAAAGAGTCGTTCATGGACGTCAAGTCCACGGTCGATGAAATTGTCGGAGATGCCCAGCAGGTGCAGTCTTTTTGGAGGCGGCTCTTCGGAGCCAAGCCAGCCAGATCAGACGCAGTCCAGCCTGTGGCGAAAAAGAAGGAAAAGTATGTAGCTGTCGACGATACGAAGGTGATGCTGTCCATTGTGGAGCAACTGAACATCTTTTTTCGTCTTCAGGAGCAGTTGGCGGCGCATATAAGGGCCGAGGAGGAGCGTTCAAAGAGCGTCTATGACCCAGATGCCAACCTGATGGAAGCGGCCCTTAAAAGGATCATGGCGCAAGACCAAATGGCGGCGCTGGAGGTTGAGATAAGAGAGTGCATGGTGTACAACGCTCCCAAGGAGATGGGGGCGCTCTACAGCCGTATGTTCGAGACCAAGGCCATCATTGCGGCTGAGCAAGAAGAGGCCAGACTGAGGGAGGAGTCCAAGGAGAGGTACAGATCATGGCGACGAAGGGAAGCAAAAAGACGGTTCCTTCTCAAAGAAGCGTACTTGGTGGGGACAGCGGTAGTCCTCTTGTACGTCTGGATGTGGCTACTATACATCAGGAAATAGGAGAAGAGATCATGGGGTGGCTCGCCTGCTGTGTGCTGATTGCCTTCTTGTTGCCGATGGGGGCCATGCTGTATATGGACATCTTGGATGCCAAACATGAGGTCAAGGCGCAGACCGAAAAGCTTGAGCGATTAAGACGACAAATTGAAAGGGAGAAGAGAGATGACAAAACAACTGGAACAAAACTCGACCTATAACGAATTTGATACCAACCACGATGGCGTGGTGACCGACACCGAGTTGGCTCGCTCTGAGCGCATGATGATGATCGAGAACATGGACAAGATGGCTGATCAACAGCGCGTCATGTCGTGGGTGGCGGTTGTCTTGGTTCCAGCGCTTATTGTTTATTGTTCATCGCCACTTGTTTCGTTGGAAAAGCTTAACGCATTGAACGGGATCTTGACCACCTTCAGCGCGGGCATGACCACCATTGTGGTGACGTTCATGGCGGCAACTGCATACGTCCGTGGGAAGAGTAATGATGCGTGATCTATTGTCTGGCGTAATCGTTCTACTGCTGACCTTTGGCGGCGGATATTTCTACGGCCAGCACGTCGAGGCAGAGGCCCAGCAGGCTGAGGTTGATCGCCTCAATGCCCAAGCCAGAGCCAAAGAGGCCGCCTTGACAACCGCTGTCAACACAACTGCAAACGCATTAAGGACTTCAAATGAAAAAGCAAAGATTGATATTCAAAAGTTGCATTCTGCTCTTGACTCTGGCGCTCTCAGGTTGCGGCTTCCTGTCAAAGCCACCTGCCCCGTATACACCACCACAGATCCCGCCCCTGCCCCCAGAGATAGCATTCAAGCAGACGCCGAACTTGACTCAGAGACTGCTAAACGTCTTATCGCCATCACCGAAGACGGAGACAAGGCCATCAGACAACTGAACGCTTGCATTGATGCATATGGTGCTGTTTACAACACTTTGAATGAGAAAAAATAAAATTAACTTCAAGTTTCATCTCTTTGTCATTGATTTCATTTAAGTTACGCCAAACTCTTGAGGACTCGTATGCCTGCACCATCGACAACTGACAAAGAATTCATTGAAGTTTGGCAGAGACTCAAGTCGCCAAAAAAGGTTGCCGAGGAGCTTGGTGTTGATTTGCGTAATACAAAGCGCCGCCGCAAGCGACTTGAGGAACTGCATGGCGTGTCCCTTGAGAGTAGTGTGCAAGGGCCACTGATTAAAGTCCCAAACAATCCTGCCCGAAAAATGCTGGGCATTGAAAATGGTACGGTCATTGTTTTCAGTGATGCGCACTTCTGGCCCGGCATCCACACGACCGCTTACAAGGGTCTTCTTTTCTTGATCCGCGAGCTTCAGCCAAAGGCACTGATCGCGAATGGCGATATTTTTGACGGCGCTTCGATCAGCCGCTATCCTCCTCACGGCTGGAGTAAAACTCCTTCAGTTATTGAAGAATTGAAAGCCTGCGAAATAGCGATGGGTGAGATTGAGGAAACTGCCAAAAAAGTAAGAAGTAATACTTCATTAATATGGACGCTGGGTAACCATGATGCTCGTTTTGAGAACAGATTGGCCGCTAACGCACCGCAGTATGAGTTTGTAAAAGGGTTTTCCTTAAAAGACCATTTTCCTGCATGGCATCCATGTTGGTCATGCTGGCCTACTGAACAGGTGGCCGTCAAGCACCGCTGGAAGGGGGGAATTCACGCTACCCACAACAACACCGTCCAAAGCGGCGTCTCATGCGTCACGGGCCATTTGCACAGCCTGAAGGTGACCCCATTTGCAGATTACAACGGCAACAGGTTTGGCGTGGATACAGGCACTTTGGCAGAGCCCAATGGCCCCCAGTTTGCAGACTATCTGGAAGACAGCCCTACCAACTGGCGTTCTGGATTTGCTGTGCTTACATTCCACAATGGTCGGTTGATGTGGCCCGAGTTGGCACATAAGTGGGCCGAGGGCCAGATCGAGTTCAGGGGCAAGATCTATGACGTATGACCTTATTGCACATCTCAAATCAGAGATCAAAGAACTGCATAGCATTCTGAATGAGACGCAGGTTGCTTTAGCTCAAGCCAACCTCATGCTCAATCGCAGGTCTGAACCATTGACTGATGAGCGCGTCTATAGTCTGTATAAACGTAGCCTTGACTGGCGGCAGTTGGCAAGAGATGTAGAAGCCGATCACGATATTCAGTGACAAAAAAAGGGAGTCCGAAGACTCCCTGCAAGACAACTGCATGTGGATTATGCCACGCGCTTCCAGACCAAGCCGTCGTCATCTTCAACGATTTCACCGATTTCGTACTCTTCGGACTCTTCGTCTTCGGACTCTTCGTCTTCTTCAACTTCTTCTTCTTCGTCGCCGAAGTCTTCTTCATCGCACTGAGCGTCTTCAAACTCTTCAGTCACGTCATAGTCAACAGCCCAGCCGTAATCTTTTTGGAACTCAATGAACTCAGCAATGATTGCGATCTTGTCGAAATCATAGGACTCAATGATCACAACTTCACTGTCCAAAAAATCATACTCACCAATATTCACTTCCATCTTGTACATGTGTTTTCCCCTGTTATGGCACTATTGCCACTCAAATGGTAAGATTGATTTGTGACAAATCAAGACAACAAGTTCAACTTTTAATGAATTAAAAAGGTTTCAAATGAACGCAGATCAACTGTCCCAAGCCTTGAAAATGCCAATCCATAAGGCCGCCGATTGGGTAGAGGCCCTCAATCTGACCTTTGAAGCCTTTGGCATCAAAACACCTGAACAGCAGGCATCTTTTTTGGGCCAGTGCGCCCACGAATCAGCCAACTTCACGGCCTTGACTGAGAACCTGAACTACAAGGCTGAAGCCCTGTGCAAGGTTTGGCCCAAGCGCTTTCCCACACTGGAGTCTGCCCAACCCTACCACCGCAACCCAGAGAAGATCGCCAACAAGGTGTACTCCAGCCGCATTGGCAACGGGGATGAGGCGTCTGGGGATGGTTGGAAGTACCGTGGCAGGGGGCTGATCCAATTGACAGGTAAATCAAATTACGAGGCTTTTGGCAAGGCAATCGACGTAGATGTCGTTTCTGACCCCGACTTAGTCGAGACCAACATCTATGCCGCCCTATCGGCTGGCTGGTTTTGGTCAGTCCACGACCTGAACGACATTGCCTCTGACATCACTGCGGTGACCAAGAAGATCAATGGCGGGACACATGGTCTGGAAGACCGAATCGCCAAGACCGAGCAAGCCTTGCAGGCACTAGCATAAATTCAAAAATTCCTTAAAATAGGCATGAATAATTCTTAGGGAAAAACAGCCAAGAAAGGGCGAGAATGTCTACTCCAAGCTGGGTCATGACGTATGACTCCCTCAACTCTACCGTGCTTCAGTATTTGGAGCGCAGTGATCCAGCGACGGTTGCGGCGATCCCCACATTCATTACGCTGTGCGAATTTGAGATCGCAGAGCAAATTAAGACCCTTGGTCAGTTGAATGTTGCCACATCGACAATGACCGCTGACAACCCAATCTTGCAAAAGCCAGCCCGCTGGCGCAAGACGGTCTCGATGACATTGACTACCGCAACGGGCGCTCAGCCAGTGCTTCTGCGCAAGTTTGAGTACCTGAAGAATTATTGGCCTGATGCAAATGAGACAAGCCAGCCCTTGTTTTACTCAGACATTGATTACGACAATTGGTACTTGGCCCCAACGCCTGATCAAGACTATGAATTTGAGGTCTTGTACTACGAGCGCATCCAGCCACTGTCGTCTGATATTCAAACCAACTGGCTCACCCGCAATGCACCCAACGCCATGCTGTATGGAACCTTGTTGCAGGCAATGCCATTCCTGAAGAACGATCAGCGCCAAATCTTTCAAGAAAAGTACAAGGAAGCAATTGCCGCGCTGAAGACAGAAGACACCACACGAGTTGGTGACCGACAAACCATTGCTGTGGACAGTTAATCATGACAAATTATGTGAACCCACTGACTGGCTCAACAATCAACCCATCGCAGGTTGGTTACGAGTCTTTGAGCATTTCAGCAAATACTACGCTTAACTGGCCGATCAATGGCAATAACACCAGCGTTGTTGCCAACATCATGGACATCACTGCCACGGTGGGTAACCTGTCTTTGATTTTGCCTTCTGCCCAACAAGTGTCGGTTGGTCAGAACATCATTATTCGAAATGTTGGCTCCAATTCATTCAACGTAACCAATGCTGGTAGCGGTGTGATCGCCACGATTGCCTCTGGCATTGCGCAGTTTATTTATCTGACCAACAACGCCACTGACAACGGCACATGGACGGTTATTACATTTGGCGCTGGCACGTCATCGGCCAATGCGGCCTCATTGGCAGGATTTGGTCTTACCGCCTTAAACACGACCTTAAATCAGTCCTATAGCCTGTCCACAATTTCTTCAACCTACACCTTTTTGACATCCGACAGGGCAAAGTTTATTATTTGGAATGGTGGCGTTGGAACCTTGACCCTTCCCCCGTCTGCAAGCGTTGGCAACAACTGGTTTGTTATTGTGCGCAATGGTGGCACTGGCGTACTTACTATTTCACCGCAGGGCGTCGACACCATTGATGGAAACGCAAATCAACAGCTTCAGTTGACCGAGTCATTGGTGATTGTTTGTAACGGCTCTGGGTACAACACATTTGCATACGGCAGGTCAAATCAATTTGCGTTTACTACGCTCACCAAAAACGTAACTGGCGGCACGGTAACCCTTACATCTGTAGAGGGTGCAAACGTTATTCAGTCATACATTGGCACTTTGACATCCAACTGCGTGGTTGTTCTTCCTTCAACTGTCCAACTTTATTCAATCCAAAATGCAACCTCTGGCGCTTTTTCATTGTCATTTAGGACTGCAAGTGGATCTCCATTCACCTTAGCTCAAGGTCAGACGGTTATTATTGTTTGTGATGGAACAAACGTTTACAACGCAAATACATCCACCAGCGCAGGATCAATCACAACTTTAACGCTTGCAAACGGCGCGGCGGCTTCTCCAACATTGAATTTTGCTGGCGACACAACAACTGGCTTGTATTTGGTTGGTAGCGGTCAGCTTGGTTTTTCTGCTGGCGGCACAAACAGAATGACACTTACATCGACTGGCCTATTGGT